TGCCGCCTTTAGTAATTTGAAATGCTTCCATATCCAAAGTGTGTTTTTGTTGCATGGCTTCCATATCCAAATCGTGCTGTAGTTTTAATTCTTCTAGTTTACGAGTGTGGTTTTTAGATGCGTTAGTAGATTCTACGTCAGCGTTTAGTCTGTCGGGTAATACTGCAATTTTAGCACTTTCTTTACCTTTAAATAAATCTAGTACACTTGTTATAATAAGAAGTGCAGGACCACCTAATAGACCAATAACTGTAAGTTGTGAATCCGATATATCACGTTGTTCTACAACGCTGTAATAAGAAGCAGCCGCAGCGATTATAACCCACGCCATAACAACACCCATACCAAAAGTTAGCATAAGTGTTTCGTTGGGATTTGACATTTTTGGGCTACTCATGTCTTTTCGTTGTTCGGGGTGTCTTTTAAGTATTATTGCTGCAACAGCACCCAAAGCCGCTAAAACAAGGCTATACACCGCAAATTGTAATTCCGGTATCATATATCTTCCTCGCTAGGTGCGCTTTCTTGTTCATTTTCTCTAGGTAAACTTCCTACATTTGCAGGTTGTTCGACCTCTTTTCTTTCATCACCTTCTTTGCCTATTTCCGGTAAGTTTAGAATATCAAGGGATTGATTGAGCGTAAGTAGGCCACCATCGTAACCCATCGTAACTCTTTGCATAACATTTAGTGGAGACTCCATATCCATAGCGTCAAACTTAATAGTAGGTAAATCTTGTCGTCTATATGTTATGCCTAATAGGTCTAAGTGCATCATAAATAATTGCATGGCAGACTCCGCTAGTATTTTGTGCATACGGCTTATTGCTTGTACGGCCCAAAGGTTAGCATTGAATGTTGCTGCGAATGTAGAGCCACGTTCTTGACCTGCTGCTACTCTTGGTACTTGTAGAACGGCTGCAATATCGGCATTTATACTATCTAGGAAATCTGCACTATTAGGCATTGTATTACCTAAATCTACATGGTGTAGATTAACGTAATGCGGTAATACAGGTATTTGGTCGCCCCTTAAACCGGAGAATAAACTAATTACCTCATCCATAATAAATGATAACCTTTGTGATTGTTCAACAGGGTCTTGTATGTGTTCAATAGCAGATTTGTCTATCGTAATGTATTGTTTAGTCATAGCATCTTCTAAAGATATACGATTATTCATACTGTTGTATTTCATGCGTATTGCTTGCTTTAGTGCCGAGAAACGTGATGCGCCCCATATACCATAAGTCTTTCTACCTTTGTTATCTGTAAACCAATTAGAACGGAAATCAACCTTTATGTGTAATATTTCTTTTGCGGAAATAGCAACTTCGTAAGGTGATGTTTCCCGCATAATATATGTTCTTGGGTTAATTATAGGGTTATCTTCGTCAGCAACGAAGTAAGAACCTACACCGCCTCTTTCATCAACAATAGTTATTTGTTTGATAGGAAGGCTTTGTAGACCTGTGACCCCTATACCTTGTTTACCTACTATTTTGTTAATGTCATTACCGTAAACCATCATATTACGCATAGAGTTAATCATAATGTCGTCAAAGTCAAGAGTATCTTCTACAAGTGTTTGTATGGCGTTTCTTATCTGTGCATTTTTACCTTTAGAATAATTTATTTCGTAATTATTAGCCGTAAGTGATACAGCACGAACCGCACCGTTCAATTCCGGGTCTAACTTCAACATAAGGTCATACAAATCAAACTCATTGTCAAACTTACTGTCTTGTCTTAGTTTTTCTGTATCTCTAACAATATCCGGTATTCCTGCAATTGCTGAAAACTTTTCGTTAGTAGATAACGCTATTCTCTTCGGTTCTACGGGTTTTTCTACACTTCCGGTTAATCTTTGCCACAAACTTCGCTCGGCCATATAATTACGAGGTTTCGGTCGTTTTATAACACTTTTTGATGTTTTTCTTAATTTTTTTTATTTTTTCGATATATTACAAAATTAATAAAACGCTGTACTGCGCTAATTCTTTCTATTTATTTTATTTCTTCTATAGTATGGATGAAGTTAATAACTAAAAGAGTAATAGATAGACAGGGCCGCCGCCTACCCATACTAAAGAAAAAATAAATTAATTCACACATAGGCTTTTGGTAAAGCGTTTTTTTAATTTTGTTAAGTGTAGAATCAATAAAAATAAATAAGTATTATAAGACGATATGAGCAGGACAGTACAATGGGAAGGTATCAAGGGGGCTACGACCTCATAGAAAAATACGCCAATGATAGGACTTTTAGGAATAATTCTGATTTTGCTCGGTTTTTGCACGAAGTTGAGCCACAATGCTCGATAAACAGTTGGAGATGTAGAATACAACGGTGGGTAAAGCAAGGAAATGACTTTAGGGACACTACTACTACAGAATTATCTGTAAATAAGATAAGAGTTTACTACGATAAAGCAAATGACACTTATTTAACGGTGCTAGATGCTCTAGGTGGTGAAATGGTTGCTATTGATGGTGACAAACACAGAAATATGAAAAAAGATTATTCAGATGACGGTAATGGTTTGTCTGCAACAGATTTGGCTAGAAAATACGGAATACCTACGGGTTGGATTAAGGAATACATAAGAGTTAATGAATGGAATCATGGTATGGACATTTTTACCGATGAAGAAGTTATGACAAAGACTACTGATGATTTAGTAAATGAAACTCTTGCTGTTAGACGTATGCAAGTAGCAGAAAAGGTAGAAAGTAAGCGTTGGGCTGAAATAGAAAAAGATGCTAACGCATATAGGGCTTTTAGTGATACAATTCTTAATGAGTTTCTTACTTTAATCCCAAAAGTAAAAACAAGTACGAAAAACAGAATCAAGATGACGGAAAACGGTAATTATGCTGTAGTCATTTCTCCTACTGACTTACATTATGGTAAATATGGTTGGAAAGATGAGGTTGGCGAAGAATATGACCTTGACGAAGCACGTTCAAGACTTATTGACCGCACAAACAATTTAATTTCAAGATTACCTAGTAGACCCGACAAAGTTATTGTAACTGCGGGTTCTGATTGGTTTCATGTTGATAACGATGCAGGTACTACTACAAAAGGTACAGCACAAGATATGGCGGCTACACCTGCACAAATACTTATGGGTGGTTGTGAGTTAGCAAGAGAGCATATTGAAATGCTTCGTGCTGTTTCTCCTGTACAAGTAGTATTTATGTGTGGTAATCACGATAGACATAGTAATTTTGCTTTGATGATGTATTTATCTGCACTTTATGAAAATGCAGACGATGTAGAAGTAATTGTTAGTCCTTACCCTCGACAGTATATAGAATACGGAAACTCTTTGTTAGGTTTTACTCACGGTGATGGAGTTAGGGGTAATGACTTACCTGCACTTATGGCTACAGAAGAAAGACAGGCTTGGGGAGAAAGAGAACACCATTATTGGTTTCACGGACACCTACACCACATGAGATTAACAGAAAAGGCAGGATGTACGGTAATTCAATTACCTAGTCTAGCCGGACACGATAGATACCACGCTAGAAAAGGATATGTACTTGCTAGAGCAGGTATTTGCGCCCATATTGTAGATAAAGAATTAGGATTAGTAGGTAATCTGTTTTCTCCGGTGGTGCATGAGTAATGTGGGTTTCAGCCAAATGCTACACTTGTGGTTGGGCTACTAACAGAATGATGAAAACAAAAGCGTTAAAAGGTATATGCCCACATTGTAATAAAAAAGATTTACACCCGAAGTGATTATATGGCTACATTCAATACTAATTTTTCTATGGAACGTAGTCGTAATGACGTAGAGTATTTCTACAAGTGGTTAGGCTATACTTGGGGTGAACACATAGGTGAGTGGGTAGATATGTATGGTAATAATCACGACAATGCTTCTGTACACCGTGTTTGTATTATTGCACCGAGGGACCACAGTAAATCAACTACTTTAAGGGTAAAACTATTACACATGGCTCTTTTTGAACAATGGCGTAATAAACCTTTTACTTGTTGGTTGTTTTCTGCTAGTAAAGACCTTGCAGTCAGAAGGTTAGAAGAAATAAGAGAAGATATGAAAAGACACCCTCAATTATCTAGGTATCTCGACCCCAAGAGGGGCAACAAACTAGAAATCCGTTTTACTAATGGTGCATGGATTCGTGCTACTTCTGTCGGTGCGGCTATTCGTGGAGAACACCCTGCGGCTATTGCATTTGATGACGTTCTTGATGATATGGGGGATATGAATTGGAATAACATAGCACAATGGTTTAGAAAGAAAATTACACCTATGTTGAGTCCCGGTACAGCAATTTTCGTAGTAGGTACACCTATGAGTATGAATGATTTGTACCATACAGAAATGCTAGAGAATAAAACATGGAAATCGGGTATATGGTCTGCTATTCCTAATTGGGATGAACATAAAGCCGACCCACTAAATATTAAGCCTGTAGAGTTGTGGGCTGAATATAGACCTATTAAGTTTTTACTAGAACAAAAAGAGGCTATGGGTGAATTATCTTTTGTACAGGAATATTTGTGTAAAGTAGTAGATGATGAGGCTAGTGTCTTTCCTAGAATGTTGATTAGAAAAAATATGGATATGGATGCTATATTACAGACTGATAAAATGGATGGGTACAGATATGTTATAGGTTTTGACCCTGCACATGGATTAGGGCAAGATTACAGCGTTATGATATGCCTAAAGCAAGATGATGACGGTTATATTCATTTTGTAGATATGTGGAGAAGAAATGACTTTCCACCGGATAAACAAGCAGATATGTTGATAGAGTGGGCTAAACGCTACGGTAATTGTCCGATAGCGGTTGAGGATGTAGGTTTCCAACAAATGTACGAAAGTTTACTTGCACAAAAAGGTGCGGTAGTAGATTACAGGGCTAGTAAGGTTAGTAATAGAACATTAAAGCAAGGATTACTAAATAGACTTAGAGTTTGGTTTGAAAGAGAAATGGTAGTATTCCCATTTGGTAATGACACTACTAGAACAAAGGTAGGTATATTATTACAAGAATTAGAAACTCATGCGTGGCGTGATGGGTTAATTGTAGATTTAGGTAGACATAACGATACTGTTATGGCTTTTGCACACGCCATAGACCAATTCACATACAGGACACCCGATATGCCGGTAATTATGAAAACAATGAAAGGCGGCGATTGGTTAGGTGGTGAAACACAAATGCAACGAATAAGCAAACATGAAGGTCTTGGTGGGAAAATAATAGATAGGAGAGGATGGTAAGTGAAGAAGCGATACAATAAACAGAACCCGGAAATAAGAAGGCATGGTCCTAAAAGCAAAAAGATTGTCTATAAGGAATCTATTGATAAAATAATGGATGAAGGGTATTTAGACGATTGGAAAACATCAGAAGAAATTGCGTGGAAAGCAAATAAGTATGTAAGTAATTATTGGACACCACTTTCTAGGAACATAGTCCCAACGTACTTGAAGCGTACTAACCAAGTAAAATGGCGTAGAAAACCCGGCGCACATAAACTTGAGTGGAAAAAAATATAAAAAAATATTTTTCAAAAAAATTATAAAAAATCGTAAGCGGTGGTTGGCGGTGTAATACGGCGACCTATGTATGCCTTTTGGAAGAGTAAAAGGTGCGTTTTTGGCTCAAAATCGCACTTTTTTGAGTGTGAACACTACATCGAACATACTATGTAGTTTCACTACATAGTGTTAAGCATGGATGAACTAGTGTTTCACCAAATAGGACGCATAGAAAATGAATGCCCTCTTGGAGTTAAAGACTCCTTAGAGGATAGGGTAGACTCGGAGTCTAAGACCCTTATAGAGATAGTAAAAACTCTCGGAATTACCACAAAGAAAGGTGAACATTTCAAGAGATATTCTTCAATGATTAAGAAACTAAAAGAAGTCGGCTTCCCTATCATAGATTTACCAAACAAAGATATTACTAAAATGAATCTTCAATTAAAGATTTTACCAAGTAAATCGAATGCTATCGTATCATCATATAAATCGGATGAACTAGGTAGAAGTGTAGACCCTTCAAACAAGAATGTTAAGAGATACTCAAAGCAAGATTTCACAACCCAACCGAGAAAGATTTGTTCATGTCATTTCAATGATAAATACCGAGAAGATAAATCAGCGACAGCACCGATTTGCTATGCTATCTTAGAGAGTAATACTAACCCCAATGAAATCAAACATATTGGAGTAGGCTCAAAGTGTCGTGGTCATGTCTTAAATCACTTCGATTATTACTCATTAGAAACTTATTACACAAGTGCAATTCTTGAAGATTATTGGAAGAGTATTTTACTCCCGACATTAGACTTCAATAAGTACAATGATTTCACTATGAAGAGAGCATCTAAATTGAACCTAAGATTCAATCAAGATGATTCACCATTCAAAGAGCCATTCTACTCAAACAACCAAGATAACCGACACTTAGAACATCCACTAAATGAGAATGAAAAAGGTGTTTGTATTGACTGTAATTCCCAAGGTTTTCAATGCCTAACAAAACAGAAAAAGAACGGTCATAAAGAAGTGTTCGGAGAAATGCAAGTTAACACCCTTGATTATTGGGGTTGGCAATCAGAGACTTTTGATATGGTTGGTCTTGAACAATCATGGAATCAACCAAAGTATTTGATGAATCTCGATACTAAAGAAATTAAGTCCGTTGAAGAATGGGGTCTTGATGGTTTCAGATGCCGACCCGTTTGGAGATATACAATTGCTTGCTTCTTAGGTAGAGAAAATCAAATTGGTTTTGGTTGGGTTAAGTTTCAACCAACAGACAGACTAATGAATGCACTAAATAAAATCAATAATGTATCTACTACAAATCTACTGTTTGAGGATATAGACGGGGGGTACTATTAGACGTAAAGGGGGTTA